GTCGTCCTCGCGGGCCTGATCGAAGTCGATCTCGATCTGGTCGGCGGGGAAGTAGCAGGACAGGTCGAGGCCGTCGTTGAGGTCCTCGACGGACTGGGCGATGGTGTCGCACCAGATCCACTTGTTGTTGCCCGGCGAGGTCATGCCCGCCGGGAAGATGTCGACGCTCATTCGGTGTTACTCCTTCTCGGTGTCGTCGTCGTTGTGCGGCCCGGCAGGTGCCTGGCCGCTGGTGGCGGCGGGAGTCGTCGCCTCACCCGGCTCCGGAGCCTGCACGGGCGGCGGGGTCCAGAGGCGGGGGTACTTGGTGGGCAGCGCCGCGCCGTAGCTGTCAGACGCGGCACCGGGCACGATCACGTGCTTCTCAGGCAGGTAGCGGCGGGTGGACCAGACGGGCGAGCGTCGCTGTCCGCGGCGCCGGACTCGGTACCAGCCATGCTTGTCAGGTCGGGGCATCAGGGATCTCCCTTTCTGTCAGTCGTCGTCGACGTCGTAGGTGAGGCCGAGGACGTAGCGGATGTCGGTAGGCACGGTGCGATCCACCGTCAGCGGATCGGACTCCGTTTCACGCGCAGCCCCGAACCGCAGGTCGCTGTAGGGCCGCCAGTTCAGGAACACCTCGCGGGCGGCGTCCAGGGCGAGGAGCGCCTGCTCCCGGGACGAGCCACAGCACCGCACATGCCAGCGGCCGCGGCGTGACGACACACGGCCGTCGCCGCGGGTGATCGCGTCGAAGCCGGGGTCGGGATCGATGATCAGATACGGAACGCCACGGGACTCGTCGTCGGCTGGGGGCTTGTCGAACACCAGCACCCTCGGTTCCAGGTTCTTGGCGCGGGCCACGACGAGCCGATACAGCGGCAGTACCCCAGGTAGTGTCGGGGTACTCATCGGACGATCTTCCCGACGAGCCCGTCGAGCGCGTCAGCGAGCTCATCCTCCATGCCGTCCATCGACGGCCGCACGTACGGGTTCGCCTCCATACGGGCAGTGCCGTACTCCTGATACACCGGGTACATCTCGCCCAACTTCGGGCCGATCTCCGCGACCCGACGCCACCGCGTCCCACGGATCCGGTACGTGATGGACCGCTTCAGATCACCCTCATCAGTTGGGGCGAGCTCACGCTGCCGACGGCGCACCTTCACAGCGGCACGACGCAGCACCGCGATGGTTTCCTTGTCGAAGCGGCCGGTGCCATTGAGGATCGCCTGCTGTAGCTTCCGCGCACCAGTGACCTTGATCGACATGACATCACCCCCGGAATCGGTACGCCACGACACGACGCAGCGCAGCAGACGAATCAAGCACCTCACCAGAGATGCGGTAGTCCACACCACCCACACCAGGGGTGCGGCCCGATGTAACGCGCACGATCAGACCAGCCTCATACGGGGCGATCAGCGGCATCGTGATGGTGACCTTGTCCAGCGGCGCGTCCACGCCGGCAGCTTCGACAGTGGCGGGCACACCAGAGTTGATGTGCACCCCGCCAGACCACAGCACCGTCTCAGCGGCGATGAAGCGGCCGGTGGTGTCGTCGAGTACCTCATCCCCGGTGCGGATCAGCTGGGCGTCGTCGGGCAGGTCGGGGTTGACGAGCTCACACGTCACGATCGACGGAGCATCGGGCCACGGCGCCACCTGGGTGCCGAGGACGCGCAGCTCGAGGCCACGAACTTGAAGTCTGGTGGGTGGGGTGAGCCGCTCACGGGTGGGCAGGAGCAGCTGGAACCGCTGCATCGTCTGGCCTGGCGTTCCCGCCTGGGAGGACGGCGCATGCTCGGACACACCCATCTGCAGCACGGTGCCGTCATCGACGACGGTCACCGGCTCAAGATCTACGGGGGACAGCCACATCATCGGAGCACGTGCCTGTAGCTGTGGGGCGGGGGAAGTGGCCGCGAGGGCCGCGGCCAAGCGCTGAGGCGCCGCACATGGCGCGGAGCGCGGCACGGTCGTCGGCGGAGAACACAGACTGCATCTCCGCGTCGGAGAAGTACGTCTGGGACCAGTCACCGACGGTGCGGGCCTTCACCCCCGGCGGGGCGGGACGCGGCCTTCACAGCAACGTCCCTGAGGATCGCGACGGCACGGGCCGTCTGCGTCTCGTCGAGGTTTTGGAGGCAGGGGGCGACAGGCTCAGCCCATGCGAGGATCCGCAGACCCAGTTCGGTGTCGTTGCTGATCTGCTCGGGTGTGATGGCCATGCCGCCCCCTCCACTCTCAGTTGTCGCCGGTGGCGTCGCCGGACTGCTCCGACGCGCCCTCGGCCTTGTCGCCGGTGGCGGTGTCAGAGCCATCGCCCTGGGCGCTGTCGGCGGGGTTCGGTATCGTTCCCGGTTTCCGCGGCAGGTGCCGTGGCGGGGGTCTGGACCTTGGCGAGGATGTCCGCCTTGGACTTCGCGCCGCCGAGGTCGATGCCCTGGGCCTTGGCGTACGCCACGAGCTCCTTCTGGGTCATCTTCTCGACAGGCTTCGGGGCGTCGGCCTTCGGCTCGACGGCGACGATGAAGCCCTTCCGGAGGAGCCGCGCCACCTCAGCGTCGGACACACCCTCGGGGAGGAGCGTGCCGCGGCGCTGCAGGTGGACGCGGGTCCCGACGGTGACCGCCACAGCGGCCACCGTGACCTTGTGATTCATCACAGGCCGGTTCCGGAGATCGCCACACCGGCGAGGGCATTACGGACGACGGGCACGTCGGTCTTGCGGACCTGCACGGTGGTGCCGTCCCGCTTCTCGCGGTAGCGGGCGATCTCCACCGAGGTGCCGTCACCGATCTTGCGGGACACGTACTCCGGGGAGGGGATCGACTCGTGGCCGATGCCGCCCAGGTTCTTGGAGTCGAACACGATCGGCTCCCAGTTGTCCGGCAGGTCGGAGGAGGTGAGCCAGGTCAGACCCATGAAGTTCGGGAAGTTCCCGGACTCGGCAGGGTTGCGGGACTCACGCGGCAGCACGTCCAGCAGCGGCTCGGAGATCTCCGCCCACTGCATGTCCGTGAGGAGGACCGCGTCGGCGGTGTAGCCGAGACGCTGCCCCTTGACGGTGGCCTTCGCCTTCGCGACGTCACCGATGATCTGCCCACCGTCGGTCCATGCCCCACCGGACACGGTCTCGGTGATGGACGAGCCGACCAGCGACAGCGAAAGCGCCTCGAAGTCACCGATGAGACGGTTGGCGAGCAGGTCCAGGCCCCGTTCGATCGGGTCCATCTGCTGCCGGCCCACAGCCTCGTCAGCGACGAAGTTGCCGAAGCCCTGCTTACAGGGACTCGACGATCCGCAGCTGGTCCGGGGACAGCGCCAGCAGCGGGTACTCGGCACCCGGTGCGATGTCCTCGGCGGCCTCATCGGCCTCGATCCTCTCGTCGCCCCAGATCAGCAGGGCGCCGCCCTGCATGTTCCAGCGTCCCGAGAGGACCTTGTGGGAGATGAAGCCGCGAGCGGCGACGATCTCCGCGAACCGGCGAGCCAGCAGCGTCGGGGACTTCAGGAAGGCGAGCGCCTCGGCCGTGGTGGCGTCGGCGAACGCGTCAGGGTAGGTGTACATGTGAGCTCCTCAGCTTTCAGTTGCCGGAACCGCCGCCGGCCGGGGCCGCGGGGAAGACGGGCAGGGAATCGGCCACCTCGACGAGGTCACCGGAGGCGCCACCGGTGATGGCGATGCCAATCGGGGCGGAGTCGCCAGCGGTGACACGGCCGTTGGAGGCGGTCTCCACGACGTCACCGGCGTCGATGCGGCCAGCGGCCTCGAGCCGCTGGATGCCGCCAGGCAGGTACACGGTGACGTTCTTCCCCGCAGCGGCGGAGAAGCCAGCGACACCGATGTAGCTGGTCGAGCCAGCGCCGGCGGGACCGACCTCACGGTCACCGGTCAGCTCGACAGCCTGACCGCCCTCGACGTCGTCAGAGACGGCGAACGTGACGGCGCGGCCGGGGATGAACTTGGGCAGGTAGTCCTTCATCTCAGGCCTCCTTTCCGTAGAACTTGGCGTAGAGGGCCTCGTCGGACTCCAGCACGTCTCCGGCGTGGCCCTGCTCCGCCAGGGGGATGGTCCCGGCCGCGAGGGTGTCGAGGACGGCGGTGGCGCCCTCCTCATCCGCGGCCAGCTGCGCGAGCCAGTGCTCACGACGGGCAGGGGCGATACGCCCCTCGTAGATCGCAGCCTCAACCCGTGCGGCGCGACGCTCAGCGGCGCGCTCCTCACGGATCGCCTGCACCTCCGCCGCGGCGGCCCGCAGCTCAGCCAGGACGCTGGACTCGATCATGGTCACGCCCTCCGGCAGCACGGCTGCCTCAGGCTTCGGGGTGGTGGCCTGCTCCACGAGCGTGTCCACGGCCGCCAGGACGGCGTCCTCGGTCACATCGGCATCGGACATCCCGAGCCGATCACGGAGCCCAGCCAGAAGGGTGTCGCTCATCGCGGTCTCCTCATGTGGGGGTTCACCCGGCTCGGACGAGACGGGAGTCTTGGGGGCTGCCACAGCCACGGGCAGCATCGGGGCGGGCGCATCAGCGCGGCCCGCATGCGCGAACACGGTCAGGAGAGGCGCGAACTGCGCCTTCGCCTCCGTACCGTCGGTCTCATCATCGGTGGCGTCGGCCAGGCCAGCCTCCACGGCCTCCTTCGCCGAGTACCAGGTCTCCGCACGCATCACCTCACGCCACGCGGCAGCGTCACCGCCGGCCTTCGCGGCGTAGCAGTCGGCGTAGGAGTCGGAGATCTTGTCCAGCAGCTCCGCGGTGGTGCGCAGCTCGGCAGCATCGCCCCACGCGTAGGTGGAGGCGTCGTGGATCATCAGTTCCGACCCGCGCGCCATTGTCAGCGTGTCACCGGCGATCGCGATCAGCGACGCAGCCGACGCGGCCAGACCGTCCACGTGTGTGTGCACCGTCGCCTTGTGGCGGCGGAGCGCGTTGTAGATCGCGACCCCGTCGAACGCGTCGCCGCCGGGGGAGTTCAGGTACACGTCGATGCGGTCGACGTCGTCGAGTGCGTGGAGGTCACGCACCAGCTGTGCCGCGTCGACGCCCCACCAGCCGCCGATGGTGTCGTAGATGTGGAGCGTCGCGGTCCGGGACGACGCCTCAGCAGTGATGCGGTACCACTCGACCGCCTCACCCCCAGGTGCGCCGCGACGCATCAGGATCTTGTTCATGCACCCTCCTCAGGGCTTGTCCGCCTGGTGGCGGAATCAGCGACGGGCAGGCTGTAGCGCTGCCGCACGTAGGTTTCGAGGTCGTCGTCCGGCACGATCACGCCAGCGTCGACGAGGAGCTTGATTGCCTCCGCCGTCGGATCAGACTTCGAGCCGATCTCGTCGAACACCAGCCGCGGCGACGGTTCGTCGTCGCCCCAGTTCAGGGCGACGAGGTCGTCAATGATGTGCTGCTGAGCGACGTCGGCGAGGTGGAGCGCCACGGTCTGCAGCGACGACGAGAAGAAATCGGCGAACGTTGAGCCGAGTGCCCAGGAGCCGGTCTCGGTGCCGAGGTTGAGGAAGTGGGCGAGGACCGCACGCGCCATCTGCTCGTCGTGGTAGCGGACGGGCTTGTCCGTCTCCGGCAGGTCACCCTGGACGCCCTGCAGTGTGAGCTTCGCGCCGTTCGGGATGGACGCGCCGGCGGTCTCACCAGACCGGAAACCGGTCGCGACCTCGAGGCCGTTGGTGTTCTCCTGCTCGATCCACGCGTCCCGGTACGCGGCATCGGCACCGTCGGGGACGGGCGCGCCTTCGTAGACGGGCACACCGAGACCGTTCCGGTCGATCGTGAGCGCCTGCGCCCGCAAGATGCGGTCCTTCAGCAGCCAGTTCTTGTAGGCGGGCCGCAGCAGCGACTCACCAATCCAGTTCCCGCCCTCACGGCCGTTCACATAGACGACGAGACGGTTCACGCGCAGCGGCTGGGGGGTGTCCTTCTGCCGGATCCACTCCAGGCCGCCGTCGCGGGCGACCTTCCACTCGTCGATGGTGCGCGGCGGCCGGAAAGCAAGCTTGTGGAGCCGCGCCTGCCCCGCGACGATGCGGTACACCTGCTCAAACACTGAGTGGCCGTACACCAGCTCAAGCTGCGCGAGACGCAGATGCTCATCCCACGACACCTTGTTCCGGCGACGAGCAGCCACCGCCTCCGTCTTCACACCACGGACAGGCAGACCGAGGTCCTCAGCGACCAGGCTGGTGACCGCAGGCCGGCAGCCTGCGCCGTCGAGGGCCCAGTTCGTGCGGAGCACCGGCAGCGTCACCGCCTTCAGCACCGACGTGACCTGAGACTCCTCACGACGCATCCGATCCCACACATCCAGCGAGTACGGCCACCGCAGATCAGGGTTCGCCTCGTCCTGCGCGTCCTGCAGCGCACCCCACGACGTCAGATCCGACACGGCGTAGCCGCGCTCACGCTGAGGCGGACGTGCAGCGGCACGGACCCCCAGCCGGCGCAGAGCCGAATCGATGATCCCCACAGGACCACCCCCTCTCAAAAAGCGACCGTCGCAGCGTTCACGCCGTCGGCGTGAACACTCCGGTCACGGGCAACAGCCACCTTCGGCAGCGGCGGCGGGTCAAACGGCTTGATCTCGGGCTGGTGACCCAGCAGCCACAAAGCAGCAACCGCGGCGAGCAGCGGGGCAGCATCCACGGGCGAGCCACGCAGGTCGATGACGTCCACGCCGCCGAGGTTCCTGGTGGCGGCGAGCATCGCGGCCGCGTCCAGCGCCGGCTGCGGGTTGTGCGCCAACGTCCCGGTCACAACCGCCTGGAAAAAATCCTGGTGCGCGTTGAGGAGATCCTGCCCCTGCCAATCCACGACAGGCAGGGTGAAATCTGAGGATGACTTCAGGTCTTCGAGGAGCGCCGTCGTCGGGCCGCCCTTCGACTGCCCTGTCACGCACGTCACACGAGCCCGCACCTCGGGCTGCAGCAGGAACGCCTCCACCCAGTGAGTGCCCACACGCGACGCGCGAAGCTCCACCTGCGGGCGCCCGTCCGCGCGATGGCCGGCCACGACCACATGGGCGCGGGTCTGGTCCTGAGACACAGCCACCGACGCCACCAGCGGACCAACCAACCAATCGGATTCGGCCAGCGTCGGCCCGTCCGGCCCCTCGATCACCTCGTTGAGGCCGGCGTCCCACTTCCCAGGCGGGTAGGGAGACTCGATCGCACCCTCAGGCCACTGACACAGCACCTCAGTGCGGAAAACCCACTCCGGGTCCGTCTGGCACGCGCCCCGGATGGTCCGTTCCTCGATCAGCCACCCCAGCGACGGGTTAGCCTCAGCCCAACCGTCTCGGTCAGTCTTGGCGCGGTCCGGCCGCGCCGACCACTCAGCGATGAACAGCGTGTCATCGTCGTCGCCGTCGGTGACGCCGTCGAGTTCTTCCTGGTCCTGCTCGAGCTGGAACTTCTCCAGCGCCGACAGCTCCCCGATACCGTCCGGATCACCGAGCGCCAGGTGCGCGATACGGCGCAGGTGCTTCAGGACGGCCGACAGGATGTCGCCG